ATGGCCGGACGTAAACCCCTTCCTGTTGCGATCAAGAAGATCAAAGGGACCTTGCAGAAGTGCCGGACCAATCCGCGTGAGCCGAAGCCCACCGGCGTGTTGTGCGATCCGCCGGAATACATGAGCGAGAGCGCGAAGGAAGCATGGCGCTACGCCGTTGAGAATTCGCCGCCCGGCTTGCTGTCGGCACTGGACGGTGCGGTGCTGGAACGCTGGGCCAACTGCTCCGGCATGTACCGCGAGGCGCTGGCCAAGATCAATCAGACTGGCGTGTCCGGCATGCTGGTCAAAACACCCAGCGGAATCCTGCGGCGTTCGCCGCTGATGGATGTGATCCGTGACCTGGCGCTGGAAATGAAGGGCTACGAATCCGAGATGGGCTTCACCCCTGCCTCTCGCTCGCGTGTTTCGATACAGGGCGACCAAACCAACAACAATGATCCTTGGGATGAGATTGCGGGCTGATGGCTGTCTCCAAATACACAACGCTCGCCCGGCACTACGCCGAGGCGGTGGTGGCTGGCGACCTCCCAGCCTGTCGCTGGGTGCAACTGGCCTGCCAGCGGCAACTGAATGATCTGGCCCGTTTCAAGGGTAAAGGCAGTCTGTATCAGTTCAACCCAAAGCTGCTGGATCAGAACGGTCGCCCGTTCCATCCGGCAGACAACCTGTGCGCCTTCATCGAACGGCTGCCGCACGTAAAGGGGCCGCTGGCCGGAGAGTCGATCAAGCTGGAGCCGTGGCAGGCATTCATCCTGACCACGGTGTTCGGCTGGGTGAAGCCGGATGGTAAACGTCGCTTCCGCCGTTCGTACATCGAGGTGCCACGCGGCAACGCCAAATCGACGCTGTCGTCGGCAGTCGCACTGTACATGCTGGCCGCCGACCGTGAAGGCGGTGCCGAGGTGTACAGCCTGGCCACCACACGCGACCAGGCGCGCATCGTGTTCGGCGATGCCCAGACCATGGCGCGGCGTTCGGCAGGGTTCCGCACCCGCTTCGGTGTCGCCGTCGGTGCGCACAACATGCATGTGCTGGCCACCGGCTCCAAGTTCGAGGCGCTGTCGGCGGAAGGCTCCACACTCGATGGCCTGAACATTCACTTCGGTTGCGTGGACGAGTTGCATGCGCACAAGACGCGCACCGTCTACGACGTGGTGGAAACCGGTACCGGCAAGCGCAACAACTCGCTGCTTTGGGTGATCACCACCGCAGGCAGCAATCGCGCGGGCATCTGCTACGAGGTACGCACCTTCGTGTCCCGTCTGCTTGATGGCGTGTTCGAGGATGATAGCCAGTTCGGCATCATCTACGGGCTCGACGATGGTGACGACTGGACCAGCGAGTCGGCGCTGATCAAAGCCAACCCCAACTGGGGTATCTCGGTGCAGCCGGAGGTGCTGCTGCCGCTGCAGGCCAAGGCCATGCAGATGCCGAGTGCGACCAACAACTTCAAAACCAAGCATCTCAACGAATGGGTCAACGCCGACACGGCGTGGATGGACATGCGGGCATGGGATGCCTGTGCCGATGCCGGTCTGGATCTGGACGATTTTGCAGGTCATCCCTGCTGGATCGGACTCGACCTGGCCAGCAAGACTGACATTGCGGCGATGGTGCTGGTGTTCCGGCATCCGGAAATCGCCGGTGGCTTTGCCGTATTCGGGCGTTACTACCTGCCGGAAGATACGGTGAACGCCTCCAGCAACAGCCAGTACAGCGGCTGGATGCGCGCTGGTCGCCTGACGGTGACGCCCGGCAACGTGATCGACTTCGGCTGGATCGAGGCCGACCTGATCGACTTTGCCAGCCGCTTCGAGATTCAGGCCGTGGCGTTCGATCCGTTTCAGGCCACGCAACTCTCCACGCGGATGCTGGAAGAAGGCTTGCCGATGATTGAGGTGCGGCCCACGGTGCTGAATTTCTCGGAACCGATGAAAACCGTCGAGGCACTGGTGCTGCAAAAGAAACTGATCCACGACAACGATCCGGTGCTGACCTGGATGGCCTCCAACGTGGTGGCGCATCTGGATGCCAAGGACAACATCTATCCGCGCAAGGAACGACCTGAAAACAAGATCGACGGCATCGTGGCACTGATCATGGCGATCTCCCGCGCGATTCTGCCGGGTGATGCGGTGGTACTGGATAGCGATTACGAATTGATGATGCTGTAACCAACTTTGACTGGAATTGGCGAATGGGGATGTTTGATTTCTTGTCGCGCTGGCGTGCATCCAGCAGTGACCGTTCGCCATGGGGTGACTTTTGGTTTGAGCCGGTCGCAGCACGCAGCAGTAGCGGCATGCGCGTATCGGCAGATGCGGCACTGCGTTTGTCTGCGGTGTATGCCGCCGTGCGTATCCTGTCGGAAACCATGGCCTCACTGCCTTTCGTGTTGTATCGGCAGCGCGCCGATGGCGGCAAGGAACGCGTGACCGAACACTGGTTATATGACCTGTTCGCCAAACGTCCGAACCGCTTTCAAAACCCGTTCGAGTGGCGCGAAATGCTGCAAGGCCATCTGGCGTTGCGCGGCAATGCCTACAACCGCATCGTGTCGAACGCGCGCGGCGAGATCATCGAACTAATGCCGATTCATCCTGATCGGATTCGCATGGAGTTGCTGCCCTCTGGTGACTATCGCTATCGCGTGACCGACCGACTGGGGAATGAGACGATCGTACCGCGCGGCGAGATATGGCATCTGCGCGGTCTGTCCTCTGATGGCCTGCTGGGTATGAGTCCAATCGAACTGGCACGCGAGAGCATCGGCATGGCACTGGCTGCTCAAGATTATGGTGCCCGCTTCTTCGCCAACGATGCCAAGCCCACCGGTGGTTGGATTGAGTTTCCGGGATCGTTCAAGGATAACGATGCCAAACGGGTGTTCCGCGAGTCGTATCAACAGGCGCAGTCGGGAGCCAATCGCGGCAAGGTACTCGTGCTAGAAAACGGCATGAAGTTTCACGAGGTCGGTGTGACCAACAAGGACGCGCAGTTCCTCGAACTACGCAAATTCCAGATCACCGACATCGCGCGGCTGTTCCGCGTGCCGCCACACATGATCGGCGACCTGGACCGCGCCACCTTCAGTAACATCGAACAGCAAAGTCTCGAGTTCGTCATGCACACCATGACCCCGTGGGCCGAGCGCTGGGAAGCCAGCATCGAAGCCGACCTGCTGCTCGATGACGACAAACTGGAAGTGGAATTTGATTTCGCCAACCTGATGCGTGGCGATGCCGCCAGTCGTGCCGGTTATTACCAGAGCGGCATTCAAAATGGCTGGCTGACCCGCAATGAAGCGCGCATCGCAGAAAACCTCGACCCGATCGATGGACTGGACGAACCGCTTCGACCACTCAACATGGTCGAGAACTCCGATGCCGAGGAAGCCGAAGGCGAAACTGAACCAACCAAGCAACCCACAGCGCCTCAATCACCCGCTGATTCAGAACAGAAAGACGCCGAAGATGAAACGTGAACTCCTGCTGGCCGAGTTTCTGGCCACGCCATGGGCGATGATGCCCGAACGACTGGCTGCCGTAACCTCGGTCATGAGCCGATGGTCACGCGGTGATGCCGCCACCCAAGCCACACTGGAACAGGTCGCTGCAGATCAGTCGGCACGCGTCGCACGCCGCCAAGCGCTGGCTAACTCTGCTGGCAACGGCATCGCGGTATTGCCACTGTATGGCGTGGTCACCCAGCGCGGCAACATGGTCGACGATGTGTCTGGTCCCGGCAGTGTCAGCACACAACTGTTTGCTACGGCCTTGCGCGATGCCATTGCCGATCCTGCGGTTGGCAGCATTCTGATCGACATCGACAGTCCAGGCGGCAGCGTCTATGGCGTGTCGGAACTGGCCGATGAGATCGCTGCAGCCCGTAACCAGAAACCGGTAGTCGCCATCGCAAACAGTCTCGCCGCTTCCGCCGCCTACTGGATCGGCGCGCAGGCATCCGAACTGTATGTCACGCCCGGTGGCGAGGTGGGTAGTATCGGCGTGTGGCAGGCACACTTTGATTATTCCGAAGCGATGTCTCGTGATGGCGTAAAGCCCACGCTGATTTCGGCGGGCAAATTCAAGGTCGAAGGCAATCCCTACGCACCACTGGATGACGAGGCCCGCTCGTTCCTGCAATCGCGCACCGACGATTACTACGCCGCCTTCACCAAAGCCGTCGCAAAGGGACGTGGTGTCGCCATCTCGCAGGTACGTGAGGGCATGGGACAGGGTCGGGTATTGGGTGCCGATTCCGCACTGGCCGAGAATATGGTCGATGGCATCTGCACCTTCTCCGATGTCCTCAAAAAAATGCAGCGCGATGCAAAGTCATCGAGGCCAAAGGCATCCCGCCTCGCCATCGCCCGCCGCGAACTGGAAATTCTGTAGCAAACCCCGCGAGTAATCGCACCTCAAATCTGACCGCCCTCGTGGCGGTTTTTTATTGCCCGCCTCGTGCGGGTTTTTTATTTGGAGAACCCAAGCATGAGCAAACAACTACGAGCGTTGCAGGCACGCAAGAGTGCGCTGGTCAAAGAAGCCCGCGCACTGACTGATCTGGCAGCAACCGAATCCCGTGACATGACCGATGCCGAGGTCACCGCCTTCGATGCACTACGCGGAAAGATCGATGCGGCCTCGGCATCCATCGACCGCGAAGCCGCCCTGATCGCCGAAGAATCACGTCTGTCGGTAAGCAACGCACTCGGGGTGGTCGTCACCGACAACCGCGAACTGGACCCCAAGCGCGGCTTCGCCAGCATCGGCGAATTCATGCAGGCCGTGTATCTATCGCAGAAACCCGGCAAGTCGATGGATGAACGCCTGTTCATAGGTGCTGCAGCACCGACCAGCTTTGGTAATGAGAGCACCGGTCAGGATGGCGGCTTTTTAGTGCCGCCTGATTTCTCAAAGGAAATCTTCCGCCTGAGTCTTGGCGAGGATTCCCTGATGCCGCTGACTGACAACGTCGAGATCACGGCAAACAGCATGGCCTTCCCCAAAGATGAAACCACACCTTGGGGTACCAACGGCATTCGTGCCTACTGGCAAGGCGAAGCAGCGGCGGCCAATGCCACCAAACCAGTGATGGGTCTGGCCACATTGCGACTCAAAAAGCTGATGGCACTGGTGCCGACCACCGACGAATTGCTGGACGATGCCAGTGCCCTGACCAGCTATCTACCGGACAAGGTCGCGACCTCGATTCGTTGGAAGACCAACGAATCCATCCTGTTCGGTGCCGGTAACGGCATTCCCATCGGCTGCATGAACGCTGGTGCCGTGGTGACGGTAGCAAAGGAAACCGGTCAGACCACACAAACACTGGTGCCGCAGAATCTGGCCAAGATGATCGCACGCTTGCCGCCCGGTTCGTTCGGCAACGCGGTGTGGATCATCAACAACGATGTGCTACCTGCGCTGTTCACGCTGTCGCTTGGCAACTATCCGATCTACCTGCCTAACGGCCTGACGGTCGGTGGCATTCAGGTCTCGCCCTACGGCACGCTGCTGGGTCGTCCGGTGATCGTGTCGCAGCACGCCAACACCTTCTCGTCGCAGGGTGACGTGATGCTGGTAGACCTGTCGTACTACCAGACCATCACCAAGGCCGGTGGCTTGCAGACTGCGACCTCGATGCATCTGTATTTCGATGCCGATCTGACCGCGTTCCGCACCACCTTCCGCATGGATGGCCAATCGAAGATCGCCAGCGCGATCGATCCTGCCAAGGGCAGTAGCAAGCTGTCGCCGTTCATCCAACTGGCCGCACGCTAATCGTTAAACCCCTATCGGGCGGGACAGGCTCCCGCCTGAACTTTTACAGGAGATTCCAATATGTTTCCCAACGCAAAAGGCAGCGAACTGCTGTCCATTCTCGCCACCGTCGATCCGGTCAGTCAGGCTGTTGGTACCGTCACCACCGGCTGGATTTCAGTGGCGAATTTCCATGCCCTCATGGCCATTCTTGAAACCGGTGCGCTCGGCGTAGCAGGTACGGTAGATGCAAAACTGCAGCAGGCACTGGATGCCGTCGGTACCGGTGTAAAGGACATCACCGGTCGCGCCATCGTTCAATTCACCCAGGTGGGCGGTGGCAGTGCCAAGCAGGCCCTCCTCAATCTGAAACCAGAAGATCTGGATATCGCTAACGGCTACGGCTTCATGCGTCTGTCGATCACGATTGGTGTCGCTGCGAGTGTCGTGGCAGCTCAGATCATCGGCCTCAATCCGCGTTATGCCGATGCGGATGCCTTCAACCAAGCTGCTGTAACGCAGATCATCTACTAATAACGGAGACAACGCATGACCCGTCACATTCGCTTCATCGAAAATTTCCACGCCGTCGATGGCGCGGGCAACAGCAGCATCAAATACCGCGCCGGAGAAACTTATCCGGCGACAGAGGAAACCGAACGTCTGACTGCCAGCGGCATCGCGGAAGCAGTTGAGATTTCCGACGAGCTCACTCCTGCGACCGATGCGGTTGATGCGCCCGCCGCTGATACCACCACTGCCGACACCCCTGTGAGCTAACCCATGCCATTGCAACTCGTCACCCCACCCGCACTGGAGCCGGTCACCCTCAGTGAAGCGCGCCTCCACCTGCGGGTGGACACGGCAGACGACGATCCATTGATTGGTGCGCTGATCTCGGCAGCCAGAGTGCACGCGGAGATGTTGACCGCCCGGCAGTTTCTGCCTGCACGCTGGCGTTTGGTGCTGGACCGGTTCACGCCGATGGTTCTGCTCAACCGTTCACCGGTCGTGAGCGTGATCAGTGTGCGATACCTGGACATGGGCGGTCTCTGGCAAATCATGCCCTCAACCGACTATGTCGTGGAATCCAGTTCCGAACCGGCACGTATCACACCCGCCTTCGGCAAGATTTGGCCACCCACCCTGCCGCAGATCGGCAGCGTGGAAATTCTGTTCGATGCTGGTTATGCCGATGCCACCAAGGTACCGGATGGCATCAAACGCTGGATGCTGTTGCGTGTCGGCAGCCTGTACCAGCACCGCGAAGAAATGAGCGTGCTGCCTGCCGGACGTATCGATCCGTTGCCGTTCGTGGATAGCCTGCTCGACCCGTACCGGGTGGTGACCTTGCTATGAGCGTGCGTGTCTCGGCAGGACGTCTGGATCGTCGCATCACGCTCCAGCAAAAAACCATCACGCGCGGCAATCTGGGTGGGCATCAGGAGGTGTGGACGGATATTGCGACCGTGTGGGCAGAAGTGCGCGAGCTGTCCGGTCGGGAAATCTTCAATGCCAAGGCGGTCGGTAGTTCTGCCACCCGCATGATCACCCTGCGCCACCGCGCTGACGTGCATGCGGATCAGCGCGTGATGTTTACCGATGGGCGTATTGCGCGTATCGAATGGCTCCGCCGCACCGAGCGCCACGAATATCTGGAACTATATTGCCTCGACCTCGATGACTGATCTCAAGATTAACGGACTCGCCGAATTGCAAAAGCTACTCGAAGAGCTGCCTGCACGTATCGAAGCGAATGTGGTGCGCGGTGGTGTGCGTGCCGGTGCACGGGTGATTGCCGATGAAGCCAAACGGCTGTGCCCCATCGGCGGTGTAGAAAACAGCAGCCGCGCAGGCGAACAGCCCGGCGCATTGCGCGATTCGATCCGGGTATCGGCCAAGTCGCAGCGAGGCCGTGTCACCGCCACCATCAAGGCCGGTGGCAAAAACGGTGTGTTTTACGCAGGCATGGTCGAGTACGGCACAGCCCGTCACCTGATCAAGCCGAAGAATCGCAAAAGCCTGCTCCTTGCCGGTGTCGCGCGCGAAGTGGTTCAGCATCCCGGTGCCAAAAAGAAACCCTTCATGCGTCCGGCACTGGATGGCAAGGCTGCCGATGCGGTGGAGACCATGGCCGATTACGCGCGTACTCGCCTGCCGCTCGAAATCGAGAAGATGAAATGAAAGCCGAAACCGTCATCAAGTCATTGCTGGATGTATCAGTTGATCTCACTGCACTGGTTGGCACGCGCATCTATCTGGATACCCGGCCCGAGGCGGACTTACTGCCTGCCGTGGTGTTCGAACTGATCAGCGATCGACCGGACACACCCGCCTTCTCCGGCACGAATAGCGAGATGTGCACGGCGCGCATGCAGGTGAACTGTCTGGCACGAACGGCAGAATCGGCTGTTGCCCTACGCGAGGCTGTCAAAGCTGCCTGCCATCTGCATTACGGCGTGATTAATGGCATCGCGGTCACTGCCTGTTTGCAGGACCAGTGCGGTGCCGACAGTTACGACGCACTGGTGGATATCTACACCAAGCCAGTCGATTTCATTTTGCGCTACCTGCGCTAACTTCAAAAGGAATATCCCATGGCCAAAACCGACCCTGCCACACCCGTGGCAGCCATCGATGCGTCTGCAGTCATCGAGGTCTGGTTCACCGATCTGCTGGCAAGCCTGCCTGCACTTCGCGAAACCGACACCTACAACCCGATGCGAAGCGCACTCGACGACCTCAAGGTGCGATTACAACCGGCCGCACCTGTTCCAACCACCCTTTAATCTCAGGAGACAACCACCATGAGTCTGACCTTTGGTAGCGGATTTCTGTACGGCATCAATGCCGCCGCGAACTCGACGCCGATCAAACTCGGCAAATTGCAGGATGTGTCGTTCGACTTCTCGTTCACGCTGAAGGAACTGCGCGGACAGAGCCAGTTTCCGCTGGATGTGCGACGCGGTTCCGGCAAGCTGACCGGCAAAGCAAAATTCGCCGAACTGAACGGGCGCGCGCTGAACGACCTGTTCTTTAGCGGCAGCTCGGCGACCGGTCTGCTGCTCTCGGCAGTGAACGAAATCGGTACGGTCACCACCGCCACGGTGACGGTTGCCAATGCCGCCACTTTCGATACCGATCTGGGCGTAGTGTATGGCGCAACGGGCCTGCCGCTGACCAAGGTGGCGAGTGCACCGGCTGCCGGTCAGTACAGCGTGTCGGTCACCGGCGTGTATACCTTCAACACCGCTGACAATACCAAGCAGGTGCTGATCGACTATCTGTACAACGCGACCACCGGCGGCAGCAAGATCACACTGGGCAATGCACTGATGGGTAACACGCCGACCTTCATGGGTGTGTTCAGCGCACAGGTCGGCGGCAAGACCAACACTCTGAAACTCAACTCCTGCACCTCGTCGAAACTGGCGCTGGCAACCAAGCTGGAAGACTACGCGATTCCCGAAATGGACTTCGAGGCGATGGCCGATGCAACCGGCTCTCTTGGCATCTTCTCTGTGGCGGACTAATCATGATCAACGGTAAAACAATCACCCTCTCGGGGCGCGAGTTTGTCGCCCCACCGGTCAACTGGGCCACCTTCAAACAGTTCAAGGCGGAATTTGCCGAAATCCAGAAGGGAACGTGGGTGCCGGACTTCGATGTCATGGGTACCATCATCCTGCAGGCGTTGCAACGCAACTACCCTGAACTGACCGAAGCGGAACTGGGCTCCTTGCTCGACATCGGCAATATGGGACAGGCGTTCTCGGCAGTCATGAATGCCAGCGGTTTTGAGGATCGCACGCCGGGGGAGGTTCACGCGGCGAGCTCATCGACTGGGACGAACTGACCGCGCACATCGCCATGAGTACCGGTTGGTCGTGGGACACCATCGACCGGGAAATGGACCTGATGCGGCTTGCCGCGCTGAATCATTACTGGGACAGGCATCCGCCGCTACACCTGATGGTGCAAAGCTATCTGGGCATCAAGCCGGTGTCTCGCAGTACTTCGCCCAGTAAACCCGAAACAGCCAATACCGATACCGACCTGCAGGAATTCGTGCAGCTTTTTACCGCCGCTGGCGGAGCCGTCAACTAGAGATCATCACACATGGCAACCACCATCGGCACCCTCGAAATCGAGATGGCCGCAAATATCGCACGTCTGTCTGCAGATCTCGGGGCCGCACGCAATGAAGTCAACCGCACCATGGGGGAGATTCAGCGTTCGGTATCCAGCATGCAGGATGGCATCCAGTCCGGCATGAACGGTGTCACGGCAGCGTTTGGCAAGGTCAATGTTGCCATCGCAGCCATCACCACGGCACTAGCCGGAGGTGCTGCCTTCAAGAGTGCCGTGGAAGAAACGGTCAACATGACCAAAGAGGCCAATGCGCTGGGCAAGTCACTCGGCATCTCGGCGACCGAAGCATCCATCCTCAACATCGCACTGGGCGACATCTACCAGTCCAGCGACACCATGCTGGCCGCCAACAAAGCGATGACGAAACAACTGGTCAGCAACGAGGACGCGTTCAAGTCATTGGGCGTTGCCACCCGCGATCAGAACGGCCACTACCGCAACAGCCTGGACATCATGCTGGACGTGAACGGGCGGCTGCTCGCCTTCCGCGAAGGCACGGATCGCAACATCGAAGGCATGAAGGTCTACGGCAAGGCGTGGGGTGAAGTTCAGGGCATCCTGAAACTCAACACCGAGTTGATGGAAGCCTCGCGCACCAAGGCGCGTGAACTGGGATTGGCCGTCGGCGCAGAAAACGTCGAAGCCACGGCACGCTATCGCGCCGCCATGAATGACGTAGGCGATGTGATCTCGGCGGTCCGCAAAACCATCGGTGATGCGATGCTGCCGCGCCTGACTGAAACCGCCAACTGGTTCGCTAATATCGGACCGCAGGCGGTCGAAGTCATGCGTGCCGTGATGGAAACTTTCGTATCCGTTTCCAGCAGCGTGAGTACCGCCGTTTCTGCCGCATGGAATGCCATTGCCGATGTCTTCGCCACGGTGGTCGAGGTAGTCAAAGCGGCGCTTGGCGATGGCAGTCCCTCGATCTCCGGCATGCAATTGTTCAAGAACATGTGCGCCGTAGTCGAAATTGCGGTCATCGCCCTGCGCACCGGCTTTCAGGAGTCGTTCGCCGCGATTGGTCTGGCTGTTGAACTGGTCGTGATCGGTCTGAAGGAGTTCGGCCAGATTGCTGCTGCCGCCCTCCGTCTTGACTGGGCCGGTGTGAAGCAGGCATGGGCCGATGGTTCGGCAGCGGCTGCCGAAGCGGTCGAGCGCAATGCCACACGTATGTCCAAGGCCGCCGCTCAGGCTCGTCAGGATATGGGCGCTGCCGTTGATCGTGCCTATGCTGATCCCAAGCAACCTACACCCACTCAGGCTAAAACCGGCGGCCAGCAATCGTCCGGCAAAACCGACTCAGGCACAAAACCCAAATCGCGTATCAAGGATTTTGAGGCCGGACTGGTCGAACTCAAGGCTGCACGCGATCGCGAGAATGATCTCAACCACACATTTTTTGAATTCTCCAAGGAACAAGAACGCGCCTACTGGCAGAACATTCTACAGACCCGGAATCTGTCCAAAGAGGAGCGGATTGCCGTAGAGCGCAAACTGCTCGATGCCTCGCTGGCCGTACACAAGGAAGCAGCACAGGCCCAGCAAGAAGAAATCAAACGCCAGATCGATGCCACCCGCGCAGGATCGCTTGAGCGTGTTCAGCTCACCATGCAGGCCGCCGCCAAGATCGGCGAGCAATACGGTCTGGAAAGTCGGGAGTATCGCAAGGCGCAGGACGAGGTGCGTCGTGCCGCAATCGAACGAGCCAAGGAAATCGAAAAGCTCGAACAGATGCAGGTCGATGCCAAACGCAATGCCAGCCTGCACGGCCTTGCTATGGAACGTGACCGGTTGAGTCAGTCCAAACAACTCGGCGACATATCCGGTGCTGAAGAACTGGCCGCCCTGCGCGATCTGGAAGAACGCAAATACCGCATCGAGCTCAAAGCTGCCGAAGATCGTGCCGCGCTGGTCGCGGCTGACCCGATCGCGTACCAGCAGGCGATGGACAAGATAGCCCAGATCAAACAGCAGCATGATCTGGAGATGCAGCGCAACAGTGCGGCGATGGCGCTGGAACAACGTCAGGAAGCACTGCAGATGTTCCAGCCCGTAACCTCCGCCTTCGAAAAAAGCATCAACGGCATGATTCAGGGCACGCTGACCTTCAGTCAGGCGATGCGCAACATGGCGCAGTCCATCGTGCTGGAGTTCGTCAACATGGGCGTGAAGATGGTGGCGCAATGGCTGGCTGCGGAAGCTGCCAAGACACTGGCCTCCCGGACTGGCACGGCGGTGCGTAGCACGCTGGAACAATCCGCTGCAGTCGCCAGCAAGTCGATCGCGATCACCAGTGCCAATGTGGAAATCGGTGCTAAGGCTGCCGGTGCCGCAGCAGGTGCGGCGCAATCCCAAGCCTCCATTCCGTTTGCCGGATGGGGACTGGCTGCCGCCGCATTTGCTTCGGTCATGGCCTTGGTGCTGGGCGCGAAGAGTGTTGTCGCATCAGCTGCTGGTGGTTTTGATATTCCGGCAGGGTTGAATCCGATGACGCAGTTGCACGAGCGAGAGATGGTGCTGCCTGCCGAGCATGCGGACACGATTCGTGGTTTGACCGGCACAGGCGGACAACAACCCATCAACATCCAGTTGAGCACGTTCGATACTCAAGGCGTGAAGCGCTTTCTGATGGACAACGGCAACGTGATCGCCGATTCCCTGCGTGCGCAGGCCAGAAATTTCAAAACCGTCTAGTCATGAGCAATCAGGTTTTTCCAACGCTACCGGGGCTGACCTGGAATGTGGTGCGCGCCCCCCAATGGGCGACCCGCATCCAGAAGGCCGTGTCCGGCAAGGAGTTCCGCAGCGCATGGATGTCGGCACCGATCTACACATTTCGGTTGTCCTACGAGGTACTGCGCGAAGCGGCAAGCTATCAGGAAATCCAACAGCTGGTCGCGTTCTTCAATAACGTGCGCGGCTCGTTCGACTCATTCCTGTATTCGGACCCGAACGACAACAGCATCACCGCGCAAAACTTCGGTACCGGCAACGGCATGCAAACCGCCTTTCAGTTGATGCGCAGCTATGGCGGCAATCTGGAAGCGGTCGGCCAATTGAACGGCACACCTTCGATCTACCTCAACGGGGTGCTGCAAGCTGCAGGTTTTACGGTCGGCAGTACAGGGCTGGTGACGTTCACCACGGCACCCATAGCCGGTACTGCGCTGACCTGGACAGGCAGTTACTACTACCGCTGTCGATTCCTGCAGGACACGCTGGAATTCAACGAATTCATGAACAACCTGTGGGAAGCAAAAAAAGTCGAGTTCATCGGCTCACTCACACCCAACCGCATCTGATATGAAGACAGCCTCTGCCAATCTGCTCGCCATGCTCAATGGCGCGGGCAATGCACTGGTTATGGCCGATTGCTACACGCTGACGCTGCTGGGTGGTCAGGTGTTGCGCTATACCGACTTCGATCTGGACCTGATGCTGGGCGGCGCACTCTATATAAGTAGCGGCATCAAATTCAAGCGCAGCCGGATTCGCTGGATTGCTGGACTGGAAGTCGACACGCTGGACCTGACGTTGTATGCCAATCCGACCGATACGGTTAACGGTGTGTCTTTCCTGCGTCAGGTCAAGGGCGGCATTCTGGATGGCGCGACCATACGCCTCGATCGCGCCTACATGACACTCGGCAGCACGGTAGCAGAAGGCTTGCAGCTATTTTCCGGGCGAGTCGCGGAAGTGCAGACCGGCAGGACGGAAGCGCGCCTCAAGGTCAAAAGCTGGCTCGAACTGCTCAATGTCAAAATGCCGCGCAACCAGTATCAGGCCGGATGCGGCAATACCCTATTCGATGGCATGTGTGGTTTATCCAAGGCGGCACTCGCCGTGGCAGGCACGGTCAGCGGCACTTCGACGGCGACATGGTTTCCGTCTGCCTTGGCGCAAGCGGCAAGCTGGTTCGATCTGGGCACGGTGACTTTCACCAGTGGCGCGAATAACGGAATCTCTCGCACCGTGCGTGCTTTTGCGGGTGGCGCATTTGCCTTCAACCTGCCGTGGCCTAATGTGCCGCAACTGGGTGATACCTTCACGGCTTACCCCGGCTGCGACAAGCAGCTTGCAACCTGCACCAGCAAATTTGCCAACGCGCCGAAATTCCGGGGCGAACCGTTCATCCCTATCCCTGAAACCGCGTACTGATCATGACCGAAGCTCAACAACGAACTGCGCTGGTGAATGCTGCGCGCAGCTGGCTCAACACGCCCTACCACCACAAGGCACGGGTCAAGGGTGCCGGTGTGGATTGTGCGCAACTCCTGATTGGCGTGTATGCCGATGCCGGACTGATCGAGGCGTTCGACACCGGCGACTATCCACCGGACTGGATGCTGCACCGCGAGGAAGAACGCTTTTTGGCATGGGTCGAGCGCTATCTGGTGGAAGTGGATTCACCCCAACCGGGGGATGTAGCGATCTGGCGTTTCGGTCGGTCGTTCTCGCACGGAGCTATCGTCGTGGAGTGGCCGCAATTCATCCACGCCTATCGGGTGGCCGGATGCGTCTGCCTCGGACAACTCGATCAGGATGTCGACCTGATGCGGCGATCCATCAAGTTTTATAGTTTTTTTCAGGGATAAAAAATGGGCGGTTTGTTTGGCGGTGGCGGCAGTGCTCCCAGTGCGCCAGCCCCGCAACGTCTGTCGGGCGTACGCATGCAAAGCTCGACCTTCGGGCTGCCCAAGCAGATCGTCTATGGTCGGCATCGCATCACCGGCAACATCCTCTGGTACGGTGATTTCGTGGCCACCGCACAGACCTCGCAGGCGGCCTCCGGTGGCAAGGGCGGTGGTGGTGGCGGTGGAGGAAGCCCGCAAGTGACTGGCTATCAGTACAGCGCATCGGTTGCCATCGGCTTGTGTGAAGGTGCCGTCGGCGGCATCGTCAGCATCTGGGAAGGAAAAAAACAGGTCAACGGCATACAGGGTTCACCCACGACCAACAATTTCAAAGGGCTGCTTGCAGGTGGTGGTCAGGCAAAGTTCACCGGTTTGCCGGGACAAGCACCTTGGGCATATCTGTCCTCACGCTATCCGGCACAGGCCTTGAACTATCCAGGGCTGGCCTACATTGCTGCCACCAAGGTTGATCTGGGCACCAACGCGCAACTACCCAACTACTCCTTTGAGATGCAGGGCATGGCGCAATACTCCGCAGCCATCGTCGATGCCAATCCCCGTGATCTCATTTATGACTTTCTGACCAACGCCAAGCACGGTGCGCTGTTTCCGTCGGTGCAGGTCGGCGATACGGCGCAGTTCTCCAATTACTGTGTGGCCAACGGCATCTTCATCAGTGCCGTGGTGGATGCGCAGAAATCGGCTGCCGAATGGATATTGCAGTGGCTCAAGTGCTGCAATTCCACCGTGGTCTACTCGGACGGGCTACTCAAGTTCGTTCCCTATGGCGACGAGGTGGTGACCGGTAATGGCGTGACCTACACACCTGCCATCGCCCCGATTTACGACCTGGACGATGATGCATTCATTGCGGATACCGGCAGCGATCCGGTGACCGTGGTGCGCAAGGCGCAATCGGACACGCCCAATTCGATCAAGGTCGAGTTTGCAAACCGGGGCAACTTTTACAACCCTGAACTCGCAGAAGCGCTCGATCAGGCCAACATCGAAGCCTACGGGTTGCGTCCGGCCTCACCCGAAAAATTGTCGGAAATCTGCAATGCCACCATCGCACGGCATGTCGCGCAACTGATTCTGCAACGCGGCCTGTACATCCGCAACCATTACGAATTCCGCCTGCCGTGGAAATACGCGCTGCTGGAACCGATGGATGTGGTGACGCTCACCGATAGTGCCTTGGGACTGAACCGTGAACCGGTGCGTATCGTGAGCATCGAGGAAGACGAGTTCGGCTTGCTGACTGTGAGTGCCGAAGAGTTGCCGATCGGTGTGGCTGCTGCCGCCCGATACGCGCAACAGGCAGGCAGCGGGTTTGCCGCCAACTACAACGTCGATCCGGGCAATGTTAATGCGCCAGTGATTTTTGAAGCGCCGGATCTGCTTACCGCAGGTACCGGACTGGAAGTTTGGATTGCCGCCTCAGGTGGTGCCAACTGGGGCGGCTGCGAAGTGTGGGTGTCGCGCGACAACGCCACCTATCAGAAGGTCGGCGAGATTCATGGCGCGTCACGTCACGGCGTACTGACGGCGGCCATAGCTAGCAGCAGTGATCCTGACCGAACCAACATACTGGCCGTGGATATATCGCTATCCGGTGGACAACTGACCGGCGGCACACAGGCGGATGCCGATGCACTGAATACGCTGTGCTACGTCGATGGCGAACTGATCGCGTACCAGACAGCTACCCTGACCGGTACCGGCAAATACACGCTTGGTACCTATCTACGACGCGGAGCCTATGGCACGACCATCAGGGCACACAACAAGGGTGGGCTGTTCGCACGACTGGATCAGGCGATCTTTGGTTATCCGTTCACCGCCGACATGATCGGGTTGCCGCTCTATATCAAGCTGCTGTCCTTCAACCAGTTTGGTAGTGCGAGGCAGTCGCTCGACATGGTGCAGCCGGTCACCTACAACGTGACCGGCATCGCCTTGAAGTCCCCGCTGCCGAATGTTGCAGGGCTGTCGAATGCCTACCGGAACGGACAAACATTGCTGTCGTGGCAGCCGGTAACGGATTTCCGCAGTGTCGATTATGAGGTACGACTGGGCGTCAACTGGCAAACCGCGATCGTGCAGGGTCGCACGCCGTTGCATGAGTTTGTTGTTGCACAATCCGGCACCTATTGGGTGGCAGCACATTTCAGTAATGCCAGTGGAGTCACGGCCTATTCGGCTACAGCGCAATCCATCGCCATCGGTGGCGGCGTGTTGCCAGCCAATATCGTGGCCAGCGTTGACGAAGCAGTAACGGGATGGCGTGGTAGTTGCACCACCCCCGCTTTCCGCGACCCGGTAGAAAATGCCGTGAAACTCGGTGGTTCGGCTCTGTTCTCTGGCATTCCGCTGATCTCCGCTGCCAACACCGTGGAATATTACGGCGGCATCGCCACCGGTGGTTACTACCAGATCCCGGTTTCACACGAGATCGACATCGGTACCGCACAAGCCTGCAACGTATCGGTCAGTGTGCAGGCAACATCCGATACGCCTTTTGGTTCGGTAGCGGCGATTCCGGTGTTCGCTGCGCAAGCCAGTGTGGCGGGCAATTTCTCGGGTAAATCGAGTCTGGCTATCGAGATCGATACCGCACCCAACACACTGGTCTGGCAAGGCTGGCGACCGTTCGTGCCGGGACAGTATGTCGCGCGCCGATTCCGTTTCAGGGTGAAGCTCGACAGCAACGATCCATCGGTATCGACGATTCTGTCCGGCATGAGCTTCACGGTGGATATGCCGGATCGGGTGGACACTGGCACGGCACTGGCCGTACCGGCAGCAGGCAAGGCGATCGTGTTTGCCACACCGTTCCAGATCGTACCCAACGTGCAGATCACCATCCTCAACCCGCAGGCAGGTGATGTCATCGCCTTTCCGGTGCAACCCACCACGTCCGGCTTTACCGTGCAGATCACCAATGCCGGTGTCGGCGTGGCACGCAACATCAACTGGCTCGCCAAGGGCTACTAACTCCAGGAGTTCTCATGTCTCAAAACTCACTCGTCGTGGCCGATGGCACCGGCGCGCAGGTTCTCGCCGCAATGAACAATGCGCTGGATACACTGCGCACGCAGTTTTCTGGTCCGACGCCACCCGGCACACCCTTGCCGTATCAGGTCTGGGCAGATACCACCACCGGGGTGCTTAAGGTCCGTGATGCGGCCAATACCGTCTGGATTCCGGTGCAGCCCTTGAGTGGTCTTGGTTACAACGTCACCAAGACACTGGCGGGTGGCACCTACACACTGACCGAGTTTGAAGCTCTGGCCTCCAGCTTCGAGTTCAACGGCGCGCTGACCTCGAATCTGGTCATCGTGGTGCCGAACAACATGCCGGTGTTCGCTGTGGAAAATCTGACTATTGGTGCCTTTACGGTGACCATCAAGACCGCAGCCGGTACAGGGCAAGCCATCGGTCAGGGTGAAATCTCAATGTTGTATTGCAACGGGGTGAACTGCGAATTCATCTCGGATACGCAGGGGACTGCACCGCAGCGTCCCATTCTCTCCCTGCTGCGCACGACAGCTCAGGCACTGACGGCCAACGTCTGGAACACCGTCGTGTTTCCAATCCCGTCGGTACAGGGGGCGAACGGCGGCATGGTGCAGGACGTAACGACCGGTGGCGCGGTCATTTCCCAGACTGGCTGGTACCGGATCACCGGACAGGCAACCTTCACTGTTAGCCCTGCGCTGCATATGGCGGTCGCCATCATGCTCAATCGCGCAGTGGCATGGTACGGCGGTGCGGCGACCACGACAGCAGGCTGGTACAGCTCGCCGGTCGTGGATTACATCGCGTACATCGCTGCCGGAACCATTGTCGATCTGGCCGTGATCCCGTGGGGAGCTACCGCCACGCTACAAGCATGGGGTGCAACCTACGGCCCCGGTGCCTCACAACTCAAAGTCGTTCGCATCGCTTAAAGGACTCCCATGAAAAATCTCGATCACAGTGCCGTGCAGCGCATCCATCCGACTGCCGTACCCAACAAGGATTTCTATGTACGCATCGTCGCCGAAGGTGCGCTGCCAGAATTGGTTTGGCTCTCAACAGACTTGCCTGAACCGTCTTTGACAGAACTGGAAACGGCCATCGCAGCCGAACAGGCCGCCATCAGGGCAACTGCCTACCTTGGTCAGCGTGCTGCCGAATATCCGGCGTTTACCGATTACATCGATGCGCAGGTCAAAAAAGCATCAAGCGATCCGGCCACGCAGCAAGCCGGACTAGACCAAGAGGCGGCGTATCTCAATGCCTGCCTGTCCATCAAACAAAAATACCCAAAGGAGATAAGTCATGAGTCACGAAATCGATGACGGATATATCAAGCCACACCATCGGCAGGAAGTGGGACGCGAGCACTGGCATGTCGGCAAGGAAATCCCGCTGGCACTGATCGTGGTGATTATGACCCAGACCGCTGCTGGTATCTGGTGGCTGTCCGGCGTGTCAACCAAACTGGACAGTTTGTCCGGTCAGGTCAAGGAAATGAAAGACGAGCGCTACACACGCAACGATGCCATGCGCGATACGGCGCTGGTCAACCAGATGCTGCACGACATGGATCGGCGCGTCACCACACTGGAGGCGAGACACAAATGATCGACAGTCGTGATTTGAACGATCTTTCCCCCGCTGCACGCAAACGTGCGCAAGCCTTCTTTGCCGCGTGTGCCGCCGATTCGTATTTGCTTGCCAACGGCATCACGGTGATTGCCACCAGCACCTACCGTGATTTCGAGGCACAGGATGCGATCTACGCACGGGGACGCAGCGCACCCGGCAAGGTTGTGACTAAGGCCCGCGCTGGTGACAGTTGGCACAACTGGCGCTGTGCGTTCGATGTGTTGCCACTGCGCTGTGGAAAACCGGTGTGGAGTACGACCGGCACGGACGGTGAAGTGTGGCGCAGATTAGGTGAAATTGGTGAGGCCTGCGGGCTGGAATGGGCGGGTCGCTGGACCACGTTCCGGGAGTTGGCGCATTTCCAGTACACCGGTGGACTGACGCTGGCCGACTTCAAGGCTGGCAAAACGATGATGGCCTGAGGAGATAAGCATGGGGGATTTTGATTGGATAAAAGCGGTGAACACGATCGCACCGAGTCTGGCAACGGCACTGGTACCCGAACTCGGGTTGGCTGGAGTCGCGATACGGGCAATCGGTCAGGCGTTCGGCATGCCCGATGCGACCGAACAGCAGGTGTCCGAGGCAATCGCCAAAGCAACACCTGCTGATCTGCTGGCGATGAAAAATGCGGATCAGCAATTTCAGAAAGACATGGCGAGCATCGGCGTTGATCTGGAAAAAATCGCCGCCGAGGATCGAGCCAATGCGCGGGATCGTGAAATCAGGACCGGCGACAGTTGGACGCCGCGTATCCTAGCCGCTGTCGTGGTGCTGGGATACCTCACGGTGCAGTGGTACATCCTGTCGCACATCGTGCCGCAGGAGATGCGGGAGATCGTGCTGCGCTCGATGGGCACTCTGGATATGGCTCTGGGACTGGTGCTGGGCTACTACTTTGGCTCCAGCGCTGGAAGTGCGCGAAAGGATGTGGTGATTGGAAAATTGTCGGGGAATTAGTCCAACATCATTCAGTTAATCTGCACGGCCTCAAAGTCAAGGGTGGTTATGGCTTTTCTGAATCTGATCAAAGTTGGAAAACGTCCAACATCACGTTCATCAAATCTTGTAGCTTCCTCAATCCGATCCGTGTGCATCGGTTGTAGATTCACCGGATCGGCAGCATACACAAGTGAATTGCCGACCTGTGCCCTGAGAACAAATATCTGTTTGGGTATAAATCTGCGAGCCATCTTTCACCTCTTCAGTTCTGTGTTGACATGCCAATCATTGCTTCGCTTGCCATAACTTGCAAGTTCTAATTTCATATCTGGCGGTGCAGTGGTACATCATGTCGCACATCGTGCCGCAGGAAATGCGCGAGATCGTGCTGCGATCCATGGGTACGCTGGATATGGCGCTCGGTCTAGTGCTCGGCTACTACTTTGGTTCCAGTGCCGGGAGTGCGCGGAAAGATATGGTGATTGATAAGCCATGA